TCCAGGCTGCCTGTTCTTGCCCTGAGAAGGGGTGCGAGAGCGGCGGCGGGGCCGCTGGGGTACCAGGCAAGCTGGACCGGTTGGAGCTGGTCCAGGACGCCTGAAATCGCGAAGCGTGCCTCGTCGGTCGAGCGCCACGCCGCGATGATCTGCACTCGGACGCGCCCGTCGTCGGTGAGCGCCGCGGCGGCGAGGGTGACGTGGGCCGAGTCGGGGGCGACGTCGACGCATGCGGCCAGCCGGTCCTTTTGGGGCCGCAGCGACCCCTGCGGGTCGACGCAGGACTTCCAGGCGCCGATGTCGATGGCGCTGTCGAGGTGGTCGACTTTCTGGCAGAGGACTTCGGTGCGGAACACCTCGGGTGGGTCGGTGCCGAGCGCTGAGCGGATCGCCTGCTCGCTGATGACGTGGCCGAGGCCGGGGTTGGCCTGCGCCCATGCGCGTCGGTCGTCGAGTTCGCAGCCCTCGGGGGCGGACCATTCGAAGATGCCGATGGATGGGTCGCGGCCGGCCAGCGCGGCGTCGCGGAGCTGGTTGAGGACCACGCTCTCGTCGTCGCCGGCGTTGCTCATGGCCCACAGCTGCGCGTTGTCGCGGGCCATGAGGGTCTTGCTGACCGCCGACCAGGCTTTCCAGTCGTGCTGCTCGCGCAGCTCGTCGATGTTGGCCTCGTCGATGGAGTAGCCGCGGCCGGCCTTGCGGTTCATCGCGCGGATCAGGTAGCGGCCGCCGGAGGCCAGCCAGAATTTCTCATCGCCATTGACGTTGCGGACGCCACCCCACTCGGCCTCCAGGTCCGGGTTGTCGTGGATGGCTTCCTGGCAGAGGGTCCATTGCTCGCGCGCCAGCGCGACGTCCTGCGCCAGGCCGAGGATGGTGCGGGCACCGTCCATGTACAGCCGCCACAGCGAGACGGTGCGCTTCACGCTGGACTTGCCGTTCTGGCGGGCGACCAGCACCAGGACGACACGAAACCGGTAGGTGCCGTCCGGCTGCAGCTCCAGTGCGTGCTTGCAGAGCCAGGCCTGCCAGGGTTGGAGTGGCTCGCCGATCATCTCGGCGAAGGCGATGACCTCGTAGCCGCGGGAGGTGCGGCGGCTGAGGGGCCGCAGCGGCGGGGTGAATAGCCGGGGCTGGCTACGGCCGACGAGCCTCGCGGAGCGCCTGGAGGCGACTCTCGCCATGCGACATGCTCCCGCTCTTGAGCTTGGCCCGGACGGGTACCGTGGCGCCGAGCTGCTCGAGTGCGGCCAGCAGCTTGGGGCCGATTGATGCGAGCACGGCTGTCCTCTCGATCCTGACCGCGAGCGGCAGGAGCCGGTCGTAGAGGTCGACGTCGAGTTCGGCCACCTCGCGCAGGACCTTGGTCAGCGTGGCGTGCACAAGGGTGGCCTCGTCGATGTCCTGGGCGTACCGCTCGGCCAGCCGCACCGCGGCGGCGTCCTCTGATGTCAGCGGCAGCGCCGCTATCGTCTCCGCCACGGCCGGGGCGAGCAGCTTGTCCGCCGACTGAAGCATCCCCTCACCTGCCATCAGCATTCCTCGTTCACGCAAGCCCAGGCGATAAAGTATCTTGATGGTGCCTTCGAGGGGTGATGCATGAGCAAACCGCGCCTTCGGGCCGCCCGCCCGGCCGCCAAGGGCCCCGGCGACTGGTACCGGATCGTCAACCAGACCGACGGCGACGTGGCCGAGGTGTACATCTACGACGAGATCGGCTGGTGGGGGACCACCGCCCAACGATTCGTCGACGAGCTCCGCCAGATCACCGCCTCACGAATCGACCTGCACATCAACTCGCCCGGCGGCGACGTGTTCGACGGCATCGCGATCTACAACGCCTTGCTGGACCACCAGGCGCGGGTCGAGGTGTCCGTCGATGGGTTGGCCGCCTCGGCGGCGTCGTTCATCGCGCAGGCCGGCGACCGGGTGGTCATGGCCGCCAACGCCCAGATGATGATCCACAAGGCGTTCGGGCTGTGCATCGGCAACGATGACGACATGGAGCAGATGCGGGACATGCTCCGCAGGGTCTCGTCCAACATTGCGGCGATCTACGCGGCACGCTCCGGGGTCGGCGATGTGGAGGAGTGGCTGGGCCACATGGCCGCCGAAACCTGGTATGGCGCCATCGAGGCGGTCGCCGCTGGGCTGGCGGATGAGGCTCGCACGACCCCCAAGCGTGGCGAGCCGCCGGACGGGTCGGCGCCCGAGGATCGCTGGGATCTGTCGGTGTTCACCTACCAGGGCCGCCAGCGCGCGCCGGCGCCGGAGATCCGCCGGGCCAGCCGCCGCCCGCCACGCCGCGGCGAGCAGCACGTCGCCGCGGTGGCGGTCGATACAGCCTGCCCGACCCATCACACCGACACCACCGACCCGGGCAGCTGGGACGCGGGCGCGCAGGAGCGGCGGCTGGACTCGCCGATGAGCGTGGCGACCGCCAAGAAGGCATACGGCTACTACGACAGCGCCCGAGTCGAGGACGGGGAGATCGTCAAGGACGCCTGCAAGCTGCTCCATCACGAGGTGAGCGCCGACGGTACGCCCGGCGCGGCGCACCTGGGTGGGGTCCGCGCCGCGTTGCAGCGCCTTCCGCAGTCCGATATCCCCGAGGGGGAGCATCCCGCGATCGAGCGGCACCTGCACGCGCATCAGGACGACGCGCCAGCCTCCGACAGCGCGGCTTCAGGCGATTCCCCGCAAGCGTTGGCTGAGGTGCTCGCCGGCCTGCCCGACGAGGCGTTCGCCGGCACCGGGGACGCGCTCGAGGACGCGCTGGATGAGATGGGCGGCTACGACCCCCAGGTCATCGGCGCCATGATCATCGGCGTCTACGAGGACGCCCCCGCCCCCCCGGCCCTGCCGCCGCGGCCCGAACCGCCACGCACGGCCATCACCGTCGACGAGATGATCAGCGCGATCCAGGAAGGAGTGCGGCCGTGACCACCACCGCGCCCGAGGTCGAGGAGCTCACCATCCCGAGCACGCCGGCCGAGCTCGAGGAGTTCATGCACGACGCGAAGAAGATGCGGGCGCTGTTCTCCCAGAAGGACGGGTTCGCAACCTTTGTGCGGAACTACGCCAAGGCCGTCCACGACCGGGACCAGGAGATCGCCACCCAGGTCCGCGAGGAGACCCAGCGGGTCCTGGCCGACTGGCTCCGCGAGCAGCGCGAGGGCGAAGGGGTCGTCCCCGTCAACCTCAACGTCAACCCCACCGACCTGGTGCGCCGCGCCGATGCCCGCGGCGGGCTGTTCAACCCCAGGGCGATGGGTGCGGCGATCGACAAGGAGTTCTCGGGCAGCGCCGAGTACTTCTCGCTGATCTGGCACAACCGCAGCCGCGACGCCAGCGCGCAGGCCAAGCTCGGCCGGGTCCGCAACGCCTTCTCCACGACCGTCCCCTCAGAGGGCGGGTTCCTGGTCCCAGAGCAGCTCCGCAGCGAGCTGCTGCGCGTGTCGCTGGAAACCTCGATCGTGCGGCCCCGCGCCCGGATCATCCCGATGGAGACGCTGCGGGTGCCGTTCCCCGCCATCGACGACACCAGCCACGCGTCCAGCGTGTACGGCGGGATCGTCGGCTACTGGACCGAGGAAGGCGCGGCGCTCACCGCCTCGCAGGCCAGCTTCGGCCGGATCGTGCTGGACGCCAAGAAGCTGACCGCCTACACCGAGGTCCCCAACGAGCTCATCAGCGACTCGATCATCAGCTTCCAGGCGTTCATCGACGAGATCTTCCCCGAGGCGCTCGGCTTCTACGAGGACGACGCGTTCATCAACGGCTCTGGCGTGGGGATGCCACTCGGGTTCCGCAACGGCTCCGCGGTCGTCACCGTCACCGAGAACGCCGCGAACCTGGTCAAGTTCGAAGATGTCGTGGCGATGTACTCGCGGATGCTGCCCGCCTCGCTGGGCCGTGCCGTGTGGATCGCCTCGATCGACACCTTCCCCCAGCTGGCCGCGATGGTCGTGCCCGGCGGCGCCGCCCCCAACGCGGTGTGGCTGAGCAATGGCCAGGTGATCGACTCGCCGCCGATGACGATCTTCGGCCGGCCGGTCTACTTCACCGAGAAGGTCCCCAAGCTGGGGGTGACTGGTGCGCTGAGCTTCGTGGACTTCGGCTTCTACCTGATCGGCGACCGGCAGGTCATGAGCGCCATGTCCAGCCCGCACTTCAAGTTCCAGAACGACCAGACCGCCTACCGGATCATCGAGCGGGTCGACGGCCGGCCCTGGCTCAACTCGGCGATCACCCCCAAGAACGCATCCGCGACCCTGTCCGCCTACGTCACCCTGCTGTCCGCCTAGTCCCAACCGGGGCCAGGCTCCCCGAGGCCGCACCGGCCGTCCGCGGGCGGAGTAGGCCGGACCAGCCCAGCATTCACACCCTGGGCGGAGAGGAGAACCATGAGCCGTGAGGGACTCGGCCGGCTGTTCGACGTCGGCACCACCATCGTCCCCGTTGACGCCTCGGCCGGCGCGCAGACCGGCCTGCGGACCCACCTCAAGAACGCGGGCGGGCTCGACTTCCTCGTGCTGCTCAGCGCGGCCGCGTCCGGCGTCGAGGACGTCACCTTCACCCTCCAGGAGGCCAACGCCGCCACCGGCGGCACCGCGCAGAACCTCGCCACCATCGACCACTACTACCGCAAGGCCGAGGCGACCCTCGACAACGACGAGACCTGGACCAGGGTCAACCAGACCAAGGCCGCCACGATCACCGTCGCCGGCGCGACGTTCTCGACCCAGCAGGTGATGCTGGTCATCCCGGTCTCGGGGGAGTCGCTGTCCGACGGGTTCGAATGGGTGCTGCTGAACTCAAGCGACCCGGGCACCGTCGCCCGGCTGGTGACCGTCATCCCGATCGTCCGGGACCTGAACGTCCAGCGGGCCCCGGCCAACCTCGCCGACCTCAACACCTAACGGCTGATGGCGCTGTGGCGTTGCCGGCGGTGCGGCACCCGGTTCGCGGTGGGGCTGCCGTACTGCCCGCAGTGCACCTCGACCGACCATGAGGAGGACGCAGAGCGAATGCCGAAGATCACCGTGCACGGCGGCCCAAGCAACGCCGACGCCGCCTCGGCCACCGCCGAGACCCCGGCCGCGGCCGAGGGAGGTGAGCAGCCATCTCCTGGGAGCAGCTCCTCAACATCCAGCGGGAAGCCGCCGATGAGCGGCGAGCCGAGCTCGAGCGGCCGCCGCAGGCCTGCCCGAACGACGGGGAGCCACTCCTCGAAGGGCCAGGCGGGGTCCTCTTCTGCCCGTTCGGATGCGGCTACCAGTGGCCCCGAGACGGACGACTCTGACGCGTAGGGGCTGCGGGTAAGGAGCGGCCGTGTCGAACATCATCACCGACGTCACCAAGAACGCCATGCTCGACTCCGCCGTGGCCGGCGCGCCCGGCACCGCGCTGTTCCTGGGGCTGCACACCGCCCTGGGAGCGGCCGGTGCGGAGGTGGCCGGCGGGTCGCCCGCCTACGCGCGCAAGGCGATCACCTGGAACGCGGCCGCGGCCGGGGTCAAGGACATCGCCGCCGCGGTGACGTTCGACGTGCCCGCCGGCACAACAGTGCGTGCGGTGCAGCTGTGGAGCGCGTCCGCAGCGGGAACGTCGCGGATCTGGCTGCCGGCCGGCTCGAACGCCCGGCGGGCGTTCTCGGTCATCGCCGGGGACCTGGCCGGCAACACGATCCAGTCGCCAGGCCATGGCCTGTCGGCGGGCCAGTCGGTGGTGTTCTGGCCGACGATCGGCGCGGGGCTGCCGACCGGGCTGGCGGAGGACACCGAGTACTTCGTCATCGCCACGGGCCTGACCACCGACGTGTTCGAGGTGTCGGCCACCCTTGGCGGCTCCGCGGTCGACATCACCGCGATTGGCGACGGTGACGTGCAGAAGTTCACCCCCGAGGTGTTCGCCGGCCAGGGCACCTACCAGGTCACCACGTTCCCGGTCAGCCTGCCCGGCTAGGGCGGAAAGGACAGGCAATGGACCCTCGAGGCGCCGTGCAGTTGCATCGGCCGCTCACCGCCCAGGAGCTGCGCCCAGGGCTGCTCGTGTCGGCGGTCGCCGACGACGAGCTCGGCGATGGGCGGTTGCGGTACCGAACCCAGAAGCTGATCGGCTACGACCGGCGTGGACAGCCGATCTACAGCATCAAGGGGTCGAGCCGGCAGAGCTGGCAGGAGTCGCTGGTCGCCGCGGAGGTCGATGGGACCGCGCTGAACACCTCGACGACCCCAACATCGATCATCCCGGCTGCGGCCCGGTTCACTCTGCCAGCGAACTTCATGGACATCGGGAAGACGCTGCGGGTCACCGCACAGGGGCGTGTCTCCACGTTCACGTCGGGCACGTTGACCCTCGACGTGCGGATGGGGCCGACCTCCAACATCGTCGTCTTCAACGGCGGCGCCATCGTCATGGTCGTCAGCGTGACCAACAAGACGTTCGAGCTGACCGCGTTGCTGACCTGCCGCGCGATCGGGTCAGGGACCAGCGCGAACCTGATGGGGATCGGCCGGTTCGTCTCAGCGGCGGTCGGCACCGCCGACGCCGCGAACGCGAAAACGGTGATGCTGCCCGACAACACCCCCGCGGTCGGCACTGGGTTCGATTCGACCGTGGCGATGATCACCGACGTGTTCGCGACCTGGTCAGTGTCCAACGCGGCCAACTCGATCCAAGTTCACAACTACGTGTTGGAATCGCTGAACTAGCCGGGAGGTAGGCGGGGCCCGTGCCGACCCTCACCCATCCCGGTAGCGGCCCGCCCAGCCTCGGTCGGTTCACCTCCCCCCGATCCACCGTCCTCCCGTTCGGATCAGTCGTCACCCCGGTCGGTGTGGATGGGCACACCGAGGCGGCCGCGCAGGGCACCGCCGTCGCCAGCGCGCTCCCCACCGGGCTCGTCGACCTCGACTTGGTCCTCATCGAGGTGTCCCACGGGTCAGGTGGGCCGCCGGGGACGACGATCACCACCCCCACCGGGTGGAACCTGCTCTCCAACGTCGATGACGGCTCATCGAAGCTGCCGGTGTTCTGGCGGTTCTTCGTCGCCGGCGACGCGGCCCCATCGTTCACACTTGGTACCTCCCGGTCGTGGGCGACCCGCTCGACCGCGTTCCGCAACGTCGACCCGGCACACCCGTTCGGCCCGTTCGACAGCGACTACCGGCAGGTCGCGCAGGCATCAGGCGGGACCTACACCTCGGCGACGATCACCCCCGGTGAGGATGGCGCGCTGCTGGTGACCTGCTGGGGTGGGAAGGTCGCCTCCGGGATCTTCCAGACGATCAGCACCGCGGCCGGGTGGCTGCCGACCGGGGCGATCAACCAGTCGAGCATCGCAGCGGTCGTCAACCAGTGGTGCCACTTCCAATATCGGCCGCTCGTTGTTATGGCGCCGATCAGTGAGACCGTCACGATCACGAACTCGGCGGTCGGCCACGGCCACATCATCGCGCTCCGCCCTGCCGGCCTGCCGGTCCCGGCGGCCCGGTTCGGCAGCGTCGGGACCGCGCTGCATCCCGGCCGTGGCCCGTCGCGGGTCGCGCGGTTCTGGCAGCTGCTCCGCTCGACCGAGATCCTGACTGTCGGCGGCGAGTCCCATGCGGGTGCGGCAACCGGCGAGCAGCGAATCACGGGAACAAGCAGCAGCGCGAAGCAGGCCACCGGGGCCGCCCAGGGCGCCTCCCGCGTATCCGGCAGCACCACCGGCGCCAAGGGCGCCGCAGGGGCTGCCGTGGGGGCGGCGCGGACCGCTGGGCTGGCCGCTGTCCGCAAGCAGGCCCTCGGCGGGGCAACCGATGGGCAACGGACCGCCGGGATCATCGGCGACCGCAAGCAGGCGGCGGGCGCAGTCGCGGGGGAGCAGCGCACCGCCGGGCTCGCCACCACGACCCCACCGCCACCATCCGCCGGCACCGTCGGGCAGCAGCGGACCGCCGGCACGACCACGGCCCGCAAGGGCGCCATCGGGGCGGCCAGCGGCCAGACCCGCCACGTCGGAGGAACCAGCGGGACCCATCGTGGGCTCGGCACAACCAGCGGCCAGCAACGCATCACCGGCACCGTGGCGGCGACCAGTTCGAACCTGGTGGCCAACGTGTTCAGCCAGCTCTACGACCAGCACGGCGGGGCCGTCACCTACGACGCCGATGCGGTGCCAGGGGAGGCGGACGGGCCACCGCCGACGATGCCCGGCCACATATCGAAGCGCTCTATACTCCTTCAAGGCAGCATCGGATAATCGAATACCCGCGTCCCGTCACCTGAGGGTGGCTGCGCCAGAAAGCGAGTGCGAGGGACATGGAAACGATGGGCTACCCGCGGCTGCGGGCGAAGGTCGGCGACCAGATCACGCTGACCACAATTCAGAACCAGACGGTCACCGGCGAGCTGGCCGAGGTCGACGAGGCCCCCGACGGTGGCGTCCGCGCGCTGGCCATCCGCGACGACCCGAAACGCGACGACCCTGTGTGGGTCCGCGGCGACCTGATCGCGTTGTGGCGGCTCGGCGCGCCGGTGCATGTCCAGGTACTCGGGCAGAACGGCATCCAACAGGTGCCTCTCTCACCGGAAATGCTCAGGGGCCTGCGGCAGCAGTGACACGAAGGAGGCCACGCTGATGGCCACGGTGTTCTACGCCACGCGTGAGCAGGTGAAGGCCGCCCTGGACGCCGCGGAGACCGCCCGCAACAACACCCAGGTCGACCGCGCGATCGGGTCGGGAGCCCGAGCCATCGAAGGGCTCACCCACCGCCGCTTCTACCCCTGGACCGGCACCCGCTACTTCAACTGGCCGAACTGGCAGTCCGCACGCCCATGGCGGCTGTGGCTGGACGCCGACGAGCTGGTCAGCGTCACCACCCTGGTCGCCGGCGGCATCACCATCCCGCCCAGCGACTACTTCCTGGAGCCGGTCAACAGCGGCCCACCGTTCACCCGCGTCGAAATCAACCTCGCCACCGCCAGCGCCTTCCGCACCGGTGCCACCCATCAGCGCGCCATCGCCATCACCGGCACCTTCGGCCACTCCGCCGACGAGGAGCAGGTCGGGACGCTCACCGCCAGCCTGGCCGCCACCCCCTCGGCGACCGCGTCGGCGACCTGGACGACCGCCCGGATCGGCGTGGGCGACATCCTCCGCATCGACAGCGAGCGGGTCATCGTCACCGCCAAGACGATGGTCGACTCCACCCAGAACACCGCCGGCGCGCTCGGCGCCTCCGCGGGCGACGTAACGGTCCCAGTGGCTGATGGGACCGCGTTCGCCGTCGAAGAGGTTCTCCTGGTCGACAGCGAGCGGATGCTGATCGTCGACATCGCCGGCAACAACCTGATCGTGCAGCGCGCATGGGACGGCACCGTCCTGGCCTCCCACTCAAGCGGCGCCGACGTGTACACCCTCACCGGCGTCGAACTGGACCGGGGGCAGCTCGGCACCACCCTGGCCGCCCACTCAAGCGGCGCCACAATCTACCGGCACCTGGTGCCCGACCTGGTCCGCGACCTCAACATCGCGGAGGCGATCAACCAGCTCCAGCAGGAAACCTCGGGGTACGCGCGGATCATCGGGGAGGGTGAGAACGCCCGGGAGGGGACCGGGCGGAGCCTGTTCGACCTGCGCCGCGACACCATCACCGCATATGGCCGGCAGGCCAGATCCAGGGCTGTCTGATGGTCACGCGCATCAAGGCCGAGCTGAGCTTGGACGAGCGTGGCGTGTTCCTGGAGGGCCGCGATGGGCCGATCATCCGCGGATTCTTCGAGGACGCCAAGCAGCTGGTCGCCAAGGCCGGCGAGGACCAGATCCGCGAGCGGGTCGGCCGCCGGGCCAAGCACCCCAGCGGGAGCTTCGCGGGCGCGGTGCACACCAAGGACTTCAAGAAGGGCCGCACGATCCAGGCCGACTACCCGCAGATCCTCTACGGGCCGTGGCTGGAAGGCGTCTCGACGCGGAACGCCTCCACCAGGTTCAAGGGCTACCGGATGTTCAGGCTGACCCGCACGTGGCTGCGCCGCAACTACATGACGCTCATCCAGGACCTGCTCACCGAAGCGGTCGCCAAGCTGAACGCCGGTGGTGGCCCGTGAGCTTGGGCACCGCCGCCATCCTGGACGCGGCCATCTCCCACGCCAAGGGCCTTGGCCGCTTCGAACGGATCCTCACCCACGAGCCCAAATCGGCGCCCGGCAACGGCCTGTCGGTGGCCATGTGGGCGCAGAACCTCCGCCCCATCGCCGGCGGGTCGGGGCTCAACAGCACCACCGCCCGGCTGCAGCTCAGTGTCCGCGTGTACACCAACATGCTCGCCGACCCGCAAGACAAGATCGACACGCGGCTCCTGGACGCCGTCGACGCGCTCATGAGCGCCTACTCCGGCGACTTCACCCTCGGCGGGCTCATCCGCAACGTCGACCTGCTCGGCGCCGACGGTGACCCGCTCAGCGCCGATGCGGGCTATCTGGAGCAGGACAGCAAGCTATACCGGGTCATGGTCATTTCGCTCCCCCTGATCGTGAACGACCTCTGGGTGCAGGCCCCGTAGGAGAAGAGCATGCCGAAGCAGAGCGGACTGGGCGACAACCTGTACGTCGGTGGATATGACCTGTCCGGCGACATCGGCTCGATCGGCAGCGTCAGCGGCGGGCCGAAGCCACTCGAGATAACCGGCATTGACAAGAGCGGCTACGAGCGGCTCGGCGGCACGCGGGACGGAGCGCTGGAGTTCACCGCGTTCTTCAACCCCGACCCGGCCCAGGCCCACCCGGTCCTCTCAGCGCTGCCGACCGCCGACCAGATCGTCTCCTACTTCCGCGGCACCACGCTCGGCAACGGGGGAGCGAGCATGGTCGGCAAGCAAATCGGCTACGACCCCACCCGCAACGAAGACGGCTCCCTGACGTTCAAGGTGGCCGCGCAATCCAACGGGTTCGGGCTGGAGTGGGGCCGAATGCTCACCGCCGGCAAGCGCACCGACAGCGCACCTACCAACGGCACCGGCGTCGACCTGGTCACCGTCTCGACCTCATTCGGCTGGCAGGCATACCTGCACGTGTTCGCGTTCGCGGGCACATCGGTCACGGTGACCCTCCAGGACTCCGCCGACGACATCTCCTACGTCAACCTCGCCGGTGGGGCGTTCGCCGCGGCAACCGGGATTGGCAGCCAGCGGCTCGCCGGCGCCGGCGGCGCCACGGTCCGACGCTACGTCCGCGCGATCACCTCGGGCACATTCTCCAACGCGGTGTTCGCGGTGCTGTTCGTCCGCAACGAAGTGGCGGTGGTGTTCTGATGGAGCCGTTCCGGATCCAGCCGCAGCTCCCCGTCGGGGCCATGAAGACCTACTCAGCCGTCGCGCCCCTTGCCACCCACTGGCGCGACGCGACATGCGAAGAGGTCGACTGTCCCCACTTCCAGCATGGCTGGCGGACCGTGGTCGACGAGACCACCGAGCTGGGCCGCCGGCAGGCCCACTACATCCGCACGTCCAGCGGCCGCCGCTTCACCGCGACATGGGACGGCGGGGTGACCACGTTCACATTCGAGGCGGGGCAGCGCTGCTTCGCCGCCCACAAGGTCCCGCTCGAGCGCGACCCACTCTTCCTGGTCCGCATGGGCGACTGGCGCGGCTACGGCCCGCCCCGAGCCCACCAGCTGCCAGCCGATTGGGTGGAAGACATGCAGTCCTCCCTCGACAAGGTCAGGGACCGACAGGAGCGTGGATGATGGGGCACGGCCGCGGAGTCGGCACATACCGCCACTCGGACGAGACCAAGGCGAAGATCGGCGCCAAGGCGAAAGCTCGGGGCGTCCCGAGCGGCGAGCAGGCGCCGCATTTCAAGCATGGCATGACGGGCTCACCAACCCATGATTCATGGGCTGCCATGAAGCAGCGGTGCCTGAACCCGAACAACCCCGCCTACCCCAACTACGGCGGCCGAGGCATCACCGTCTGCGAGCGCTGGCTCGACTTCACGAACTTCCTCGCCGACATGGGCGAACGGCCGAACGGCCGGACCCTGGACCGGGTCGACAACGACGGGAGCTACGAGCCGGGCAACTGCCGCTGGGCGACGAAGGCCGAGCAGGCGACCAACCGGCGTAGCCACGGATTTGCCAATAGGAATTGGCGGCCCTATAGCAGAAAGGAAGTGGTCTAAATTCCCAAACAAACTGGCCTCGCATGGACCACGCTTTCGGTAGATGACTCCGCAGGCGCGGTCAAAGATATCAGAAATGATATCACTTCGTTCGATTTTGCTACCCCGCGGGACGTGCAGGAGGTCACCGGGGTCGACAAGAGCGCGATGGAGCGGCTGCTGCTCCTGGCGGACTTCTCCATCAACCTGAGTGGCGTGTTCAACCCCGACGCCTCCGCCTCCCACGACGTGTTCAAGACCGTCCCGAGCACCAGCGTGGCGAGGACCGTGTCGCTGGGCATCGGTGGGAAGACCCTGGCGAACGAGACGTTGTTCACCGACTACGCGCTGAACCGTGGTGAGAAGGGCGAGCTGACCTGGAAGGCGCCAGGTGTCCTGGCAGGCGGCGTCGTGCCGACCTGGGCCTGAGGAGGGAAGCGACGTGCGGCACTATCGGGAAGGGGTCGACCGCTGGCGGGGGCAATCACGACCGATGCGACGATATCCAACTCGGCGCGCATGGATCGCGATCGTCATCTGCCTGGGGGTGCTTGCCGTCCTGGGCGCGCTCATTTTCTGGTTCGTGATCTTCCCGACCATCACACCGGGATACTGAGATGGGCTACGTCCGGGAGCGGCGGATCTTCAAACTGAGGTTCGAGGACGAGGACATGGAGGGCCTCGAAGTCAGGGCGAAGTCCATGCCGCTGGGTGCGTTCCTGGAGATGGTCAAGCTCACCGACATCGAGACCAGGAATCTCTCTCCGGAGGATGCCCACAAGGTTGACCGGCTCTTCCAGGGCTTCTCGCAGGCGCTGATCTCATGGAATCTGGAGGAGCCGGAGGGCGTCCCCGTCCCAGCAACATTCGAGGGCGTGAAGAGCCAGGACATCGACTTCACGATGAAGATCCTGCGGGCTTGGATCCAGGCGCTGACCAGCGTCCCCGATTTTTTAGCAGCCGGATCATCCAATGGCGGTCGGTCCCTGGAGCCATCGATCCCGATGGAAACGAGGTAACCGAGCCCGAGGAACTGGCCTACGCGAAATGGCTGCTCAGCTCGTGTGAACGGTTCGGTTGCCTGCCAAGCCAGCTCCTCGACGAGGATGTGGAGCTGCTTCAGCTCCAGCAGATCGAAGCGATGGGGAGAGGAGGTGAGGAGCAATGAACGAGGTCGAGATCGTCGTCACATCCAAGGACAAGTCCGCCCCAGGACTTCGCAAGGCACGCGGTGAAGTCGAGCATCTCGAACGGTCGACGCATCGCGCGTCGGTCGGCTTCAAAGCCTTCGGCGGGTTCTTCCGGTCCGCTGTCTCGACCATCGCCGCCGCCGGCGTGGTCGGGTTCGCCGCGGTCACCGCCGAGGTGGTCAGGGCAACCAAGGGCTGGGCCGACCACGAGGCGATCGCGCGCGACACTGTGAGCACCATCAAGAGCACCGGTGGCGCCGCGAAGGTCACCGCACAGCAGGTGGGTGATCTCGCCGACGCCATCGAAATGAAGACCACCAAGGACGGCGACGCCATCCAATCCGGCGCCAACATGCTCCTCACCTTCACCAACGTCCGCAACGAGGTCGGTAAGAACAACGACATTTTCAACCAGAGCACCAGCATCTTGACCGACATGGTCGCCAAGATGAACCAGGGGAACGTCACCAACGAGAATATGGCCAAAGGTGCCATCCAGCTTGGCAAGGCCTTGAACGACCCGATCAAAGGCGTGACCGCGCTCACCAAGGTCGGCGTGACCTTCACCGACCAGCAGAAGGACCAGATCAAAAAGCTGGTCGAATCCGGTCACCGAATGGAAGCGCAAAAGATCATCCTCCATGAACTGGAAAAGGAATTCGGGGGTGCCGCCAAGGCCAGCGCCAAGCCTTGGGACGGGGTGGTGGTCGCGCTCCGCAAGGTCGAAGACGCCATCGGCTCCTTCGTGCTCCCCAAGGTGCAGGCGCTGAGCAACTGGGTGACCGACACGGGCCTGCCAGCGCTGAAGCGGCTCAAAAAGGAGTGGGACCACAACAGCGCCGCGATCAGAACAATTGCCGGCATCATCGCGAACCAATTCACCCCGGCCGGTGACGACGCGAAGTCCACGATCGACGACATGAGCACGTCGCTGCACAATGTCGAGATCGCTTTGGACCACGCACTCATCGCGGTTCTCAAGGCACAGATCGCCTGGCTGCACCTCGCGCTGGTCGCTGGTAACACCGCGAAATGGATTCTTAACCTCGGGATTGCGGCTGCGACCGCGGTGAAGGCGATTGCATTCTTCGATCCAACCGTGCGTAACGCTGCCGACTCGATGATCAGAAATATGCGGGGCATGCGTGATGGCGTCGAGGCGCAGCTCAGCCGTATCCGTGGCGACATCAAGCGGGCCCAGGGCTCGATCGACAGCCTCCATGGCCGCATCATCAAGTTGCAGCTCCACGATGAGGTGACGGCGAGGCTCCGGCAGATCCAAGCGGAGCTCCGCGCGACTCCTGGCCTGTCGGTGACCGCACGGCTGGTCCGTGGCGGCGCCTACCAGCACGGCACGATGTTCGTCCCCCAGACCGGCCCGGCGCTGCTCCACAAGGGGGAGATCGTCGTCCCTCCAGGCCCGAGCGAACGCATCCGCCGCGGCGAGCAGACGCTCGGAGCCGCCGGCGGCGGCGCCATCGCCGGCGGGGTGGTGCAGCTTGAGATCAGCTCGGGCGGGAGCCGCCTGGACGACCTGCTGGTGGAGCTGCTCCGCAAGTCCGTCCGCGCCAAGGGCGGCAACGTCCAGGTCGTACTCGGGACGGGCGCATGACCTTTCCCGCCACCCCACTCGGCCTGACCGTCGAGCTGCTCATCAACGGGACCTGGACCGACGTGACCAGCCTCGTCTACGGCCGCGATGACCTCATGGTCACTCGGGGGCGGAGCAGCGAAGGCACCAAGGTCGACCCATCGACGTGCAAGCTCACCGCCAACAACCGCAACGGGAACCTATCGCCCCGCAACCCGCTCGGCGCCTACTACGGGCTGATCGGCCGGAACACGAGAATGCGGGTGCGGCTGTCACCATCCTCCCCCGGGTACCTGCTCATGCCGGTTGAGCTGGATGGCGCGGAGACACCCGACTCCGCCAACCTCAGCATCACCGGCGACATCGACATCCGCATCGACGTGGCCGCCGACGACTGGGGCGCTGTCCAGTCGGGACTGTGCAACAAGCTCGGCGCCAGTGGGCAATTCTCTTGGTCCTTCGCGAAGAAACCAGACGGGACGCTGTCGTTCTCCTGGTCGGCGAACGGTTCCACGCTGATCACCAAGACGTCCACCGTGGCGATCACCCCACCGGCGGCGGGTGGGCGGCTCGCGTTGCGGGTCACCCTCGACGTCGACAATGGCGCCGCCGGCAACGACGTGAAGTTCTACACCTCCGACACCATCGCGGGGTCGTGGACGCAGCTTGGGACCACCGTCACCACCGCCGGCACAACCAGCATCTTCGACTCGACCGCACCGGTCCAGTTCGGCCGCGCGAACGCCGGCATCGGCCTGGTCGGCCGGGTCTACGCGTTCAAGCTGTTCCAAGGCATCGCTGGGACGCTCCGCGCCGACGTCAACGTCGACGATGAGGAGGCCGGCGCCCCGTCGTTCGTTGATGGGCAGGGCCTCACGTGGACGCTGGTTGGGGCCGCCTCGATCGTCGACCCGGGCGTCCGCTTCCAGGGGGAGATCTCGGAGTGGCCGCAACGCTGGGATCTCTCTGGCACCGACGTGTACGTCCCGCTCGAAGCGTCCGGGGTGCTGCGGCGGCTCATGCAGGGCGCCTCAGCGCTGAAGTCCACCATGTACCGGGGCTACACCTCGGCGACGTTCACCCCCAAGGCGTACTGGCCATGTGAGGACGACGTCGACGCCACCCAGATCGCCTCGGGGATCGGCGGGCCGGCGATGACGGTCGTCGGAACGAGGGCGTTCGCGCAGTTCACCGAGTTCAAATGCTCCGACCCGCTGCCACTGGCGACCGGCGCCGAGTGGAAGGGGACCGTGCCGACCTACACGGGCACTGGGAAGGTGCAGGTCTGGTTCCTGATGCGGGTCCCAACCCAGGGTGGCTCGGCGACCGCAGGGCAGGGGATCTGCAGCATCTACACCACCGGCACCGCCGTCAGGTGGGATGTGGTCTACGAGGCCCTGGGTGGGGACATCCGGATCAAGGCGCTCGACGCCGCAGGCACCGTGATCCTGGACTCGGGTGTCGCCAACTTCAACCTCGACGGCAAGCTGCTCCGCGTCGACCTCGAGCTCCAGCAGAACGGCGCCAACATCGACTGGGACTTCGCGATCCTGGAGGTCGGCGCCGCCGCCGGGAACGTCACCAGCGGCACCCTGAACGCCAACACCGTCTCACGGTGCACGAGGGTCGTCATCAACCCCGGCAAGGACATCGGCGACCTGGCAATCGGCCACATCTCCGTCCACGACCAGGTCCGCAGCCTCTTCGACCTGTTCCAAGAGCTGAACGCCTACACCGGGGAGACCGCCGGCCGGCGGGTCCAACGGCTCTGCGCCGAGGAGGGCGTCGGCTTCCGAGCGGTCGGCAACCTCGACGCCTCCGCCCCCATGGGTGCGCAGCTCCCCGCCGAGCTCGTCACCCTCCTGCAGGACGCCGCCGACGCGGACGGTGGGATCCTGTTCGAGCCACGCGACCTGCTCGGGCTCTCCTACCGCACCCGTGAGGACCTGTACAACCAGGCCGCCGCCCTTCAGCTGGACTACGCCGCGGCGCACCTGTCAGGGATCGAACCGGTCGACGACGACCAGCAGGTCCGCAACGACATCACCGCCACCCGGGCGGGCGGGTCATCGTTCCGGGCGACCCAAGACACCGGAGTGCTGTCGGTGGCGGCACCGCCGGCTGGGGTTGGCCGCTACGACGAGCAGGTCACCCTGAACCTGCAGGCCGATTCGCAGGTCGGCGACGCCGCAGGGTGGCTGCTCCACCTCGGGACAGTCGACGAGGCCCGCTACCCGGTCCTGTCGGTTGATCTGGCCCGGGCGCCGTTCGTCGCCTCCTCCTCCCTCAGCTTGGCCGCTCAGGACCTGGACGTCGGCGATCGGCTGACGGTCGACAACCCGCCAGCGTGGCTGCCACCCGACGACATCACTCAGCTCGCCCAGGGATTCGTCGAAACGATGAACGCCTTCACGCATCGGATCGGCGTGAACTGCTCCCCCGAATCCCCATGGGGGCAGACGGCACGCTACAACGACGGGGTGTCCCGGTACTCGAGCGACGGGAGCACGCTGAATTCCGGGGTCACCAGCTCGGCGACATCCCTGTCGGTGGCAACCCCCTTGGGGCGGCTGTGGTCGCACGCCGACGGGGACTTCGACATCCGGGTGGGTGGCGAGGTCATGACCGTGACCGCAGTCACGGGGGCCACCAGCCCACAGACGTTCACGGTGACCCGCAGCGTCAACGGGGTCGTCAAGGCCCAATCAGCGGGCGCGGAGGTCGCGCTCGACCATCCCCGCGTCTACGTGAGGTGACCAGGTGCCGCTTGCAGGAGAACTGATCCGGGCCAGCGACATCGGCGGGGACGTCGGCTGCCGGCTCCGCCGGGTCGCCAACCAGTCCATCAACAACATCACCGAGACCGCGATCTCGTGGGACACCGAGGACCAGGACACCGACGGGTTCATCACCGTGACCGCTACCACCATCACGATCCCCACCGGGCTCGGCGGGTTGTACGCGATCACCTTCTTCGCGCAGGCGGCGGCGAACCTGCAAACCCGCTGCTACGTCGACTTCAACATGACGTCCACGATCACCGGCATGCCAACCGACCTGCGCACCGTCATCATGACCAACAACAACGACTCGCGGTACCTGGCCGCGGTGACAATCCCGCTGAATGCCGCCGACTCGTTCACGGCGTCGGTCTTCCACACGATCGGGGCGGCGACCAACCACACCGCCTGGCTGTCCTGCTACCGGATCGCGTCGTTCTCATGACCGCGCCGCTCCGCTCCCTACTGCTGCGGCTGGCGCAGGGCCACACGCTGGAGACGACCATGCATCTGGGACTGGCTGACGCGGTCACCATCCTGCTCGGCGGGCTCGGCATTGTCGGTGTCCTCGCCGCCGCCGCAGCGGTCACCCGGGCCTCATCTATCCGCCAGAACCTGGAACTGCTCCGCGGGGAGGTCGCCGACCTGACCGCCTCCAACGCCCGGCTGGAGGGCGAGAACACGAAGATGAGCCAGGAGCTCACGGTCCTTCGGGATCTGGTCACCTCCCGGACCGACGTGCAGGAACTCGCCAAGGAGATCCGGACCATGGTCACGACCATCCATGATGGCTATGTGGTGTTGGCGGCCAGTCAGCAGGCACGCCCAGGATCATGAGCGATCTTGAGACCGAGATGGAGTCGGCCCGCAACAGCACCCACGATCTCGGCAGCGGCCATCAAGCCCGCTTCTACCGGACCAGCCTATCCGAGTGGCCAGTCGGCGTGGTCGACATGCACCAAGCCCCTGACAGTTCCCTATGCGGATGCAGCCTGCCGTTCGCCGACAGCCCCGAG